GTGTCTTGTCCGTTTCAAAAAAACGACCACCTTTGACCAAATTGCACTTTTGACACAATTGCCTCAAATTCCATAATTCATCGCTCCCGTTAAGCCTCTTAGGTATCACATGATCAATGTGCATCTGGCCTTCAGTCTGGCCACACATTTGGCAGCATCCGTCACGCTTGAGTACAGCTTCTCTCAGCTTACGCCAACGGCTTGTGCTTCCGCCTTTCCAGTTGCGTGACATCAATGCCACCCATGTTTCTGCCAATGAGCAAAGGCTTTGCAGCTTGAGCCTGAGTATCTGTGTGCAATGTATCTGAGGCTCCAATCAATCATGCGAAAGCCATCGAGGTTTCGATACTTTGTATTGCGCATCTGGCCTAAGCCAAAGTGATTGCCGTTTGGATTGATAGCCTCAACACGCCAATTGCTTTCTCTTGTGATCAATGTGTTAAAGCATTGAAATTCTTTGTAGTTCACAATCCTTGAGTGTGCATACAGTTTCAATGAATCAATTGATGGTTTCTTTGTTGCATCTTGTGTGGCCTGTGCCGGTGTTGCTGATGCAATACATAGCCCGGCCAATAGCACCAAGCATCGCTTGCGAGCTATCCGCCTCAGCGGCTCGCCCACGAGCTGGGAGCGTACCGAATGAGTCAAATAGGATGCAACATTGAGCGTGCTCTTGGGCGTTGCGCACAGCCTGTGGATGATGCCTGTGGATAACTTAATCATGACTTACCCCATCCCGTGCCTTTGAACACAGCTGCAACATTGCTCCAAATGCGTGACATTGGAATTGCACAAGCCATGCAATTGCCAGCATCGACATCACCATCGGCATCGATTGCACGATTGATGATTGCCATGGTGCCGCATTGATCACATTTGAATTCATAGGTTGGCATCTGAAAGCTCCTCGATCCGCGCATCATCAACAATCTTGATGCCAAATGTGCCACATCCCATACATTGAGCAAACCACTCATGCTCTGTTAATTCAGCACCTTTCTTGAGGCCATGGCGTTGCTTTGGCTTGCCGTAAAGCTTCTTGCAAATCGAACAATCAAATTGAAGGATGTGCATAGTTGCTCCTTTGTAAAGTCTCGATAGGTTGCAAATTGATTTGTGGCACGCTCCAATTGTTTTGTGATGCGTTTCGATAGCGTGGTTTCTTAGCTACGGCCACGGGAATCCAGCCAACGATGTGCATTTTTGGTGAGTTACCGGTAACCAGCACGGCGATATCCCGGTCATGGCGATCTGATTCCTGAATCCACAAATTTGAGTGTGGATTGGGAGACCATTTGACTTCAATGTGCTCGCCCACATCGGCTTTGGATTTGTCCCATGTGATGCCCGGTGTGTATTCGTATCCCAAAGCTTTGGCCACAACCCACTCAGACACCATTGATTCAGCGTTTTGTGCAACATATTCAAACCATGACAGATTGCGCACGATTCGTGAGCTGTGATCAGCACTTCGATCATGGCAATGCTGGATGGCTGCAATCATGCATTGCACTTCCTCGATGCGGTCGATCATTTGAATTCCACCAAAATGGATGGAAATGGAGCCGCTGCGCTGCCATCACCAAATTTCAAACGGCCTCGAATAAATGTGACCTTGTGCCGGATTGCATAATCATGAAACCAAGCTGTGTCTGTGCGTGCTGGTAACAACATCACAATCTCAGCATTGACGGATTCTTGATGTGCCTTTTTGACCCAATCTTTAATTTGTCTGCCATAAGGTGGATTACACCAAACACGATTGTTTTCCCATGACATTGCCAATCCATCACGCAACAATGGATCCTCGTGGTCTAATCCAAACCAATGCGGTGTTTTGTGATTTGTTGAGCTGGCAGCAACATCCACTGTGAAATGGTGTATTGCATCCAATTCATCAAACAAATTTTGTGGCGTAGCCCAATCATCAGTTTTGCTGAATGGAATGTAAGCGGTCATCTGCAATCACCACAAAACCAAATGATGTTGTCTTGTTTGTCATAGCCTTTTTGGTAGCCAAAATGATCCAATCGCCGCAGCTGTGAGCATTTGTCGCATTGCTCGATTTTGTATTCCTCAACGATTTCGCCGTTGCACATCAACCTGGCTTTCATTTCCTGAGGATAGATGATTTCAACATAGTCGCTCATAGCTGTGGCTTCCATGTTCCATCACTTGTGAACACATACCAAAGCGGGTCACATTGATCTGGCTTTTTGCCCACACATGAGAAATTGGCCCAATCCTTACCGGTCTTGGCCGATGTGCCGGTGCGCCAAACACGATGACCATGACGGCATTGAGGTGCCTCTTGTACTAGCTCACCGCCCAATTGCTTGGCAATCTCATCCATCGATGACCCAAGTGATGGAATGCCGGATTGCTCAGCTTCATCGGCTGTTTTGTAGCTTGGCACCTCGCCAAATTTGGTTGTCCAATAGTCATAATCTTGTGGCTTTGTTGCATCATTAACTTTGACCTGTTCCATGGTTTCTTTTGTGGCCTTTTCAGTGCCACCTAAAACCAATGCCATCACACGCATCAAAGCTGAGGTAGTCGTATCCTCGCAAAACCAGCGTTTCATGTTTGGGTTGTACGCCTCACGATAGCCAAAAGCGTAATCAATGCCGGCCGGCTCTGTTTCCTCTTGATTGCGCCATGCCTTAGCTTGTACTAGCACATAGCCTTTCTCAGCATTGAATTCAACGATGTGCGCTTCCAAACGACCTTGCGGAAATGTCTTGATCCAGCGATCTGTGCGCTCTTTGTTGCCTTCGTAATTTTCTAGAAATCCGGCCATTAGTTGTTCACCTTGTCAATCTGTGAAATGTGGCGAGATACCGCCCGGCCTCGTGTGTAGCCTTGTCGCTGGCCTTCCTTAAATCCGACCGCGTAGCTCATAACAGCCCAAAAGGCTCCAGCAATGATCATAAAGATCACAATTGATAATTCGTTCATTGTATTGCTCCCGATTCGGGAACTACTGTGCTTCGCTCCCAAAAGAGAGAGTGACAGGATCAGCCGACAAATTCAACAATCACGCTTAAATCATGGCGTGTCGTTACCGCCTAAACGCCTGTCAATGGTTTTCTCATATTCTGATTTGCTCTTGTCTTTAAGGCCGTTAGATGCTAAAACCCCACCCAATGACCCGGTGAGAAAGATTGCCAAGGTTTTGAGCAGATCGATGAAAGCTGCATCATTGGGAGCTTGTGCCCCAATTGGCTGTGTAACAAAGATCAATGCGTATGTGATGCCAAGAGTCACGATTAAAAACACAATCGACAAAACCGCACCAATGAGAAACATCAACCGAGCTTTGATTTCCTCTTGGCTTAATCTGTCTCTGTGTTTAGAAGCCATCGCCTACCAAATCCTCCGAACAGGTGCCAGTCACCTTGCATTGAGGTTTTTGGCACTCTTTCTTTTCCCAATTTTCGTGCAGCTGGCATGGGTATCTGACCCACCCGTCATAACCACACCCGGCAAGGCTTAGCGAAAGGATCAAAGCTAAACCTGCCGCGCGTAGTTTCGGGATCATTTCCCCGTTGATCCGAAAGCTGTGTCAGCTGGATTGAGCCAGCGCAAAATGACAGGCACAACAGCTGCCACGCCACCCATTGCCATTGCCTTGATGTCTCCACCGGCCATGTACACGGCCAATGCAGCTGCTAAGTATGAGCGACCCCATGAGGCCGCAATTGCTTTTGCTTGATCCATTATTTTTCTCCTTTTGGTCGATCCGGTAAATCACCGGAAAATGGCTCATAAGCTGGTCGGCCATAACCGACAACAAATGAGCGTGCTCCCAAAGCTCTTGATTTGACCATGACCTCGCCACCATTGCGTTGATCGCCACGGCCCGATGTATTGCCTTCAATAGTCACGATCTGTTTTTCTGAACAACGGATCACCAAACCAATGTGATTGATGATTGTTTTGTCATCATCGATAAAATCAAAGAAAACAAAATCACCAATTTTTGGTGTCGTGTGCCATTGCTTGGTTTTCTTAAATGCCTCGGCTCCAGCTCTTGTGCTGACAACATTTGGCACTTTGACACCGGCTTGATCAGCACACCAATTCAAAAATGACCCACACCACGGCAGCTTGTCGGCTTTCATGTGCTTGCCATACTTTGTCTCATTGTTGCCGGTTTCAGCCGTACCCACCTCAGCGAGTGCAACCTGAATCAAGCGAGGCAATGTGCCTTGTGGAAATGTCATGACAGCAACAAAGCTGCTTCGGCTTCGGTGATTCCCAATTTGGCCAATAAGGCTGCTCTTTGACCAGCTTTTACAGCCTCAGCTTGAGCTTTCCATTGATCCACCAAAGCAAAACCATCCGTGAATTGTTTTTTTGTGATTGGTTCGCAATCGACAAATTGAATTGAATCAAAATCATCCCCGGCAATGATGTATCCACCATCTGGGATCAACATTTCTAATACTTCATAACCTTTTGCCATCATGCACCAATTTCCATAAGAATAATTGAAGAAATGTGAGAATTTTGTTGCGCGCGAGCTGTGCCACCATTTGTTTGAAATCTTGTTTTGTAAGTAGTGGCCGAGGTTGTTGCTGGTGAATCAACACAAACAATGCTCATTTGTTGCTTTGTTTGGATTGTATTTGCTGTTGCACCACCAATAAAAACTGTTGCATCGATGCCAGCTGTATTCCAAATCGTTGTCGAGTTACGCCTCAAATCCACATTTGCGCCTGCATCGGTGCCATTTCGATTTGCATAAATACTTTGTGAAACAAAAACAGCAATTCGGCTTGAAGCCGATGATGGTGTGATTGATGCGCTTAAACCGGTGTCAGCCATTGTAGTTGTGGTGTTTGTGACTTCGGTTGCGTAAGTCGCATAAATAACCTGCAAAACTTTACCGCCGCCAGCCGGTGTGCTCCAAGCTGGCAAACCGCCTGAAACTGTAAGCACCTGACCTGTTGTGCCAATTCCTAAGCGTGCCGGTGTTGATCCGCTTGATGAATAAATCGTGTCACCGGTTGTTGTCATTGGATTTGTGAATCCAGTATCCGATGACCACACAAAATCCATGTCGGTATCGGTGTTTTTCTTTAACACCTGACCAGTTGTGCCGCCTTTGAGATCCATCAAAGCTGTATCAACAGCCTGACCAAATACCTCAAAATCAGCTGGCAAATCCGTGACCAAATCTGTGGCCGTTGGCATCTGCCATCCAAAATTGCTCGTTGGATTGCTCATGTTTTCTCCTTACGCCACAATCGTGGCATTGATCCAATCCAAAGTTGGATTGACTGTGTTCCATGCTTCAACAATCGGCACATCGTTCCAACGCATTGCCTGCAAGGAAAATGCAATCGGTGAGACGATCATTGAAATGCTGACCTGATTGTATCGGGCCGAAAATGTCCAGCCTTCAACGAAACCCAAGAAATCGCCGGAATTCATATTGAGTGGCAAATTGGCAATGTTCACCGGCATACCCATGAAAACACCGATCAAGGCATCCCGATCAGCATCATCGATTTCTGGGTTTGTAAGCTCAAATGTGATGTTGTTGAAATTAAAGCGTGGATAAGCTCTGAGGCCCAAATAGAAATTGGCCTGATCCTCGGCATCAGTTGAATTGTGCAATGTTGTGCTGATGATTTGAGCCAATTGGCCATACAAAGCAATCGAGGCTGCATCGCTGGCAGATTCCTCGGCCGATGATGTGGCATTGTATTTGATCGTGATTGAATTTCGCACATCGCCTGCCCGTTGCTGAATGCTCAAACCGGATGCCATAGCATGATTGGCCGTTAAATCAACATAACCATTGGCGGCCAAATAATTGGTGCGGTGTGTACTGTCTGCATAGCCGATGCGGCCTTGAGCATCCTCGAAAATGTAGCCCAATCCAGATGTGGCTAAGGCCGATACCAGTGAATAAACATCCGTGCGGTTTGATGATCTAGCTGCCAGCTCATAATTGCCTGGGCGATCAATTTCTCCCAATCCTGAATTTTCAGCATCTTGCCATTGAGTGGTTGGATCATAGGTTGCCCATGTTGTGGCTGCCGGCACCTCTTGCCATGAATCAAACAAAACAGCTTGCAAAACATCAAAAATCTGATCACCATCAAATTCTTTGGATAGCACACCATCGGTTAAAGCTTTTGGCAATCTAGCCAATGCGCCCAATGCAATGATGTTGATGCGTTGAGCGTAATCGACCGAGCCAATTTCTGCCACGGCAATGCCAACCTCAACGACCGATCCACCAAAGATTGGCACAAATGTTGATGTTGAATCTTGCAATTCAATTGTCAGCGAATCATTGATCCCAATCGGCACATTGGATTGATCAAGGTTGATGATTTCCAGATTTGTATATCCGGCCTGCGCTTGCTCATAAATGTTTGTGCGACCGCTGGTAATTGTAAGATTTGCCAAAATGGCTGTTTGATACTCAACACCGCCAATGATGACTTTCCAGATCGGATTAAAAACAGTCATTAGATCGCGACCAACGCTCCAGCACCAAGCGTGCCTCGGTAAAATGAGTTATTGAGAGTGTCCACAATTGTGCGTGCCGTGCCTTCGGGATCGATAGCACCGCTCACATTGATGGTGATGCGTTCACCTGTTGAAAGACCACCGGTGGCCGCTAAACGAGCAGCTGCGGCCGCCTCGCGTGCAACTCTTAGGCGTTCGGTTTCTGCCTTTAATTCCTCGCGCCTCAAAATTGCAGCTTGCATGGCTGGGGAATAAGCCTCAACAGGTGCTCCTGTAAATGTCGGTGATGCACCTGATGGCATGAATCCTCCACCCGTACCAAATCCGCCGCCAGCCGATCCTGTATCACCCATGTCAAAACCTGCACCGACCTTCAAAGACTTATCACCTGAATCCCCAAAGAAAAAGCGTGTGACTGGGTTATCTTTGATGAAATTCACAAATTCTTTCATTTTGGTGATCGTGTTTGAAATAAAACCGACTAGCTTTGAAAAGCCTGTGACTAGGCCAGCGACAATTGTGCCGATGGCTTCAAGCGCTGTTTTAAATTGAGCTCCCAAAAGTGGCACCAAATACTTTTTGATGAATTCCCATACTTTTGCCAGCGCATCATAAAATGGCTGCAATTCCGCTGAATTGTCCGTAATTGCTTTTTTGATCTTATCAAATGCAATTTTCAAACCTTCAAGGATCGGGCCAACAATACCGCCAATGGCTGGGATGACTTCCTCATACAAGAATTTCCACCATGAAACCAAAATAGGTAACAAATCTTTTTTGATCACATTAAAAATCTCGCCAAATGCTGGCCCCAATGTTTTGCCTAAATTGTCTGCAAAATCTTGAATTGCCGGGATGCCTTTGTCCACAAAATTGCTGATTAATGGTGTAAGTGCATCGAGCACATACGATCCGACAGTTTCTTTGGCTTCATCAAATGCGACAGTTAGCCGCGCCATTTTGCCTTCAAATGTTTCAGCTTGCTTTGATGCCTGACCTTCAAAAGTCTTTGACAAAGCGGCAGCGGCCGCATCAAAATTCTTTGACTTGATAATTGAATCATCGATGCCAACACCCAAACGCTTGAGTGCTCCTAGATTGCCATCGTATGCTTTACCCAAAGCCTCGGAAACGGCTGAAAGGTCTTTACCTGTACCGGCGGCAATATCCAAAGCCAACGATTGCAATTCTTGTGCCTTGGTCGCATCTTTTGTTGAGCGGATCAAGCGATCTAACGATGGCCTCAATTGGTCATCGGTGATGCCATTGGCCAATGCTGTTTGTGTTATGTAATCCTCAACGGCCTTTATTTGTGCGGTTGTTGCACCGGTCACATTTTCCAATGTGGTTGCTAATTTGGCTTGTGCGGCTTCATCCTCAATTGCAGATTTGACACCATCGACCAGCAATGTACCGGCATAAGCTGCGGCAGCTGCACCGGCTACGGCAAAAGCTGCACCGGCTTTTTTGGCAAATCCACCGAGTTTTGATCCAAAACCTTCAACCTCATTTGAGCCGCTGTTTAGATTCTTTTTAAGGTTGTCAATGTCTGCCAAAATGGAGAGCTTGAGCGTTCTGCTTTGTCCGGCCATCACCACTCCTTCAAAATCTTAGTAAATGCAGCTTCCCATTGAGCGATGATGTGCGGTTGCTCAGCTCTCAATGTTGGGTAAATAAAGTATCCTCGTGATCCACGGCCTTCACGACCAGACCACACCGGGAATTGTTTGAATTTATTTGATCCAAATTCGTAACCGCCCCAAAGCTGTTGAGTCGTACCGCCACCGCTGAATTTCTGGGATACAAAACCAAATGACAATTCACCGATCTTTGATGACTTACTCACACGCGATCCATCAGCAATTCGGCCGGCTGCCTTATTTGGCCGATTGCTGGCTGCGCTTTTGATTTTTGATTGCACATAAGTGGCCAACCCATTTGAAACGCCTTTGGCCTGTTGTACAGCTTCATCATCCATGCCTTTGAAAGCCTGCAAAATGCCGCGCAATTGAGCTTTGTCATAAGTAATTGACTCAGTTGCCATCTCGTGTCCTTAGAATCTCAAAAACAGTTAAAATGTCCTCAGCGGTTTGAAACTCTGATCGTGACAATCCGGTGGTGATCGCCAATTCCCAAACGATCCGGTTTATTGATCCGGACTCGTAACTTTTGGGTTTTCGGTTTCTCCCATGTTGATGTCAGTCACAGTCTCGCACCAAACCTCAAAAGGCTTCACAGGCTTTCCAGCTGATTCGCGTTTCATTGCGTGGTACGCCAAAAACATCAGATCAGCAATGCCTAATTTCTCAGACACTTGCTGAATTGTGTTTCCGGTTTTCTGTTCCCATTTCATCCACTCCGGTGGGAGCGCTGTATAAGTTGCGCTCTCCCCCGTAGCGAATTCGATTGTGATTGCTAGTTTCATGCTCCCGATTTCCTTTCGTTAAGCCAATGTAGGTGTTGTCACACAGGTGAAGCTCATTGAGACAGTCTGTGCATCTGGCGCTGTTCCTCCAGCTGATGGGAAAATTGGCTGAACAGTAAAATTGAAAGTTGTGCCCGGCTCTGTCTCGAGGATTACCGCCAAAGGTGTGTTTGGTGAGTTCTCAGCTTGATTCCAAAGCATTTCGCATAGTGATGAAGCAACGCCCCAGTCAGCCAACATTTCAACGGCAAATGTGCCTTGAGTGTCGGTTGTGTAATACGCCTTGCCATCGAGTGTCTGGTATGTGTTGATCGTTGAATCAACAGTAAGGATTGCAGATGTTGCTTGTGCATCAAAAGTATCCCCATCGATGCTGAAGCTCACATTTCTGCCGGTGATGATTGTTGTGGCCATGTTTTCTCCTATTGGTTGTAGTATGTGGATACTTGGAGATCGGCCGTGAGGTACTTACCGGCACCGACTTCCAAAGGTTGAGGTTGATT